AGATATAAAACACTCGCTACGCAGCACGATTTTGATTCATTCTAGCCGTCATGCCCGGAGGTTTGCGGGCTGTTTTTATGCCCATTTTGCGGAAAGGAGGGGTTAAGTGGCTAACAGGATCAAGGGTATTACAGTAGAGATCGGCGGCGATACTACGGGGCTGGATAAGGCGCTCAAAGGCGTGCAGTCCACCCTGCGCACCACGCAGTCCTCCCTCCGCGATGTGAACAAGCTGCTGAAACTGGACCCGTCCAACACGGAACTGCTCACGCAGAAGCAGAGGCTGTTAAAGGACGCCATTGGCACGACAAAAGAAAAACTGGATGCCCTGAAACAGGCGCAGGTGTAGGCGAGGGAGCAGCTTGAGAACGGCACGCTCGGCCAGGACAGGTACGATGCGCTCCAGCGCGAGATCATTGAAACGGAGGGCGAACTGCGCCGCCTGCAGGAGGAGGCGGCAAGGACCAATACCACGCTTGCAAAGATAAGTGAGATCGGCGGTAAGCTGGAAAATGCCGGGAATGCCATAGCAGGGGCCGGCAGGAAGATGATGGGCGTCACGACTGCCATTGGCGGCCTTGGGGCTGCCGCCGTAAAGACTGCGGCGGATTTTGACACTTCCATGAGTAAGGTGGCTGCTGTATCCGGCGCGACAGGAAAGGATCTGGAGGCCCTCCGTGACAAGGCCCGTGAGATGGGCGCTAAGACAAAGTTCTCCGCAAGCGAAGCCGCTGAAGCGATGAATTACATGGCCATGGCGGGGTGGAAAACGGAGGATATGCTTTCGGGCATTGACGGCATCATGAACCTTGCGGCTGCATCTGGTGAGGACCTGGCCGCCACCTCCGACATCGTAACGGACGCTCTGACGGCTTTCGGGCTTACGGCAAAGGACAGCGGGCATTTTGCGGATATCCTGGCGGCGGCAAGCAGCAATGCCAACACGAATGTTTCCATGATGGGGGAGACCTTCAAATACTGTGCGCCGATTGCAGGCGCGCTTGGTTTCTCCGCAGAGGATACCGCCGAGGCCATCGGCCTTATGGCGAATGTGGGCATTAAGTCCTCCCAGGCAGGGACTTCGCTGCGTTCCATCATGAACAATCTGACAGGCGATATTAAGTTAAGCGGTGCGGCCCTTGGTGATGTGACCATTGCCACCACCAATGCGGACGGCTCCATGCGCGGGTTGTCGGATATCCTGGCGGACTGCAGGGGCGCTTTCAGTAAATTATCAGAGTCCGAGAAAGCGAATGCAGCAGAGTCCATTGTGGGCAAAAATGCCATGAGCGGTTTCCTGGCATTGATGAACGCCGCCCCTGCAGACATCGCAAAACTGACCGGGGCGATAGATAACTGCGACGGGGCTTCCGAAAAAATGGCGGGTACCATGCAGGATAACCTTGCCGGACAGCTTACCATCCTTAAATCACAGCTGCAGGAACTTGCCATTGCTTTCGGTGAGATCCTGATGCCTGCGATCCGGAATATTGTGTCAGGAGTGCAGGCATTTGTGGATAAGCTGAACGGCATGGACGAAAGCACAAAACGGGCAGTCGTAAAAATTGCCTTGCTTGTGGCGGCAATAGGGCCGCTGCTGATCATTATCGGTACAACTGTTTCAAAGATCGGCACGGCAATGAAAGCGTTCTCTTCCCTGGCACAGGGCATCATGGCTTTTTCAGCAAAGGTCGGCGGCATGAGTGGGCTGATGTCAAAACTCGGCGCAGCCATCGGCGGGATATCTGCCCCTGTCGTGGCGGTGGTGGCAGTGATCGGTACGCTGGCCGCTGCCTTTGTGCATTTATGGAATACAAACGAGGAATTCCGGAAAGCCGTTACCAGTACCTGGAACCGGATAAAAGAAACTGTGTCCGGTTTCTGCCAGGGGATTGTTGACAGGCTGAATGCCCTCGGTTTCAGTTTTAAGGACATTACCGATGTGATAAAAACCGTGTGGGATGGGCTGTGCCAGTTCCTTGCCCCTGTTTTCGAGGGTGCGTTCATTGTTATCGCAGACATCCTCTCCACGGTGACGGGAGTGATCACAGGCATCCTTGATGTGTTTATCGGCCTGTTCACGGGCAACTGGTCGCAGATGTGGAACGGCATCAAGGAGATTTTTTCATCCATTTGGAACGGCATAGTGTCTTTCTTTACAAATACCATGAATGTACTGAAGGGCGTGGCAGATGTCGTCCTGGGATGGTTTGGCACAAGCTGGACAGAGGTCTGGACGAATATCAAGACCTTTTTCGAGGGCATCTGGAATGGTATCGTCTCATTCTTCACAGGCGTATGGGAGGGCATCAAAAATACAGTCCAGACGGCAGTGATGTTTATCGGCTCGAAACTGGAAGCGGCAATTGACATCATCACCCTGCCGTTCCGCTTTATCTGGGAGAACTGCAAGGAAACCGTCATCAGTGTCTGGAACAGGATAAAGAGTGTGGTAACGACCGTTATCAATGCCATATCTTCTGTGATATCCACGGTGATGAATGCCATTAAAACCGTGTTCAGTACCGTATGGAATGCGATAAATACGAAGGTTTCAACGGTTGTGAATTCAATCAAGACCGTAGTGACGACCGTATTTAATGCAATAAAATCCGTTGCTTCCTCTGTCTGGAACGGTATCAAGTCCACAATAGGCGGTGTGGTTGACGGAATAAAAAGCAAGGTTTCAAGCGTATTCAATGCCGTAAAAAGTATAGTATCTTCTGTGTTTAACGGCATTAAGTCCACAGCTGCAAGCGTATGGAATGAAATAAAGAATGCAATCATTACACCGATTGAGGCGGCAAAAAACAAGGTGAAATCTATCGTTGACTCTATTAAGGGATTTTTCTCAGGCATGAAGCTGTCCCTGCCACATATCAAGCTGCCGCACTTTAAGGTGAGCGGCAAGCTGTCCATTTCACCGCCGAGCGTCCCTCACCTGTCCATTGACTGGTATAAGGAAGGCGGCATTATGGCAAAGCCGACTGTGTTCGGTATGAATGGCAGGTCCTTAATGGCTGGCGGTGAAGCAGGAAAGGAAGCAATCCTGCCGCTGAAAGGCTTTTATGAACAGCTTGAAAATATCCTCTCTGCACGTCTTAACATGACGGCTATGGAGAAATACCTCGCCATCATTGCCGACAACAGCAGCAAGGGCATCTACCTTGAGGATGGGACGCTTGTCGGGCATCTGCTCCCCGATATTGACGGAGGGCTTGGAAAATCACAGAAACTGCAGAGGAGGCTCAGCCTATGATTCCTGATATAAAACTGAATAATATTTCGATGTTAAATCTTGGCTGGCTTCGTGAAAGTATCAATTTCCCGACGCCGCAGTCACAGAGCAATACGATTGTGGTACCGGGAAGAAATTCCCCGATCAGATACACTGAGGCATTAGGCAGGGTATCCTACCAGCCAAGGTCTTTTGACATTACGCTTTCCATGCTCGGCACAAGGGAAAAGTTCAACCAGATGTCGGAGCAGATAGTCAACCGTTTTGCGGGGCAGCTTGCGGGTGTGATTTTGAGTGAGGAGCCGGCTCTTTACTGTGTCGGCACTTTGAAGATCACGCCAGGATATGATCCCATTACCCATAAAGGGCAGCTTACAATAAGTTCTTCTGATGCAGATGCCTACCGCTACCACACAGAAGAAACGGTCGTCACTGTGACAGGCGGGGGAAATGTAACCCTTTCAAATGACTTTATGCCTGTAATACCTGTTGTTGCCGCAGAAGCGGAAACTACCCTGAAATGGCAGGTTGGGAATGACAGGTTCATAAAAACCGTAAGTGCAGGGGCATGGACTTTCCCGGAACTGGAACTTGGGCATGGCGTAAATGAAATAGAGGTCATAACTGGCGGCACAGTCACTTTCAGATACCGGGAGGGGCGCTTATGAGGTTATTCCGTATTTACGTGGATGGGAACCTTTTCTACCACCCGCAGCTTTCAAAACTCGCAGTGACAAAAGCACAGGTGCAGGAGGATGCTGAAAGCATCGACAGCCTTACGCTCTCCGCGCCGTTTAACCATCCGTACCTTCCTGACATCAGGCCGATGGCATCGGTGGTTGTCTGCAAGTGCGGCGGTGACACGGTGTTTGAGGGCAGGGCGCTGGATGACGGCTCGGATTTTTATAATACGCATACCTGGCAGTGTGAATCAGCCCTCGCCTATCTGAAAGATACTATCCAGCCGCCCTATGATTACAGCGGGACGCTGAAAGGGCTGCTGGAATATTTCATTTCGGAGCATAACAAAACCGTGGAGGATAAGAAGAAATTCACGGTTGGAAGTGTGACAGTCACCGATGATAATGATTATGTGCATTACAGCAGCTCGGATTATTCCGTGACGATGGACGCGATCAGGCAGAAGCTCATCAATACCCACGGGGGATACCTGCGGCTCAGATACACTGCGGATGGAAAAGTGCTGGATTACCTTGCGGATTTCAGCGAGGCTTCGCTCCAGACAGTGGAGTTTGGGAAAAACCTCACCGATGTGAAGATAAACACTGACCATACAGAACGCGCCACGGCCCTTATCCCCCTTGGGGCGAAAATAATGGAAACAGATGCAGAGGGCGGCGAAGTGGAAACGGATAAAAGGGTGGACATCACCGCTGTCAATGACGGCAGGAATTATGTATTTGATGAAACGGCGGCAAAGGATATCGGGTGGATCTGGAAGACAGAGATCTGGGAGGATGTAACGCAGCCGTCC